TCAACGATACACCATGAAAGAATATGTTGTTACCACCCCCGTATATTCTTCATTTTCTCTAGCTTGATAGTACAAACGGACCCTGTATCGACCTTCTTTCTTTCCGGCCAAGTAAAATTTTTTGACAGGTGTTTGATGTCTATAATATCCCGATTGCAATTCCACAGCCTTCCAATAACCATCATAAATTTCTAATGCCAAGACATAATCCCAAGTTGGCGCAATAAATCCATCGCCGTTTGGATCTGCAATTCCTCCACCTTGATAAGAGACCGTTACATCAATTGAAGTAGCGTTTTCTGTATAGTAGCTGGCATCAGTGCAAACAACATGCGGCATCATAATATCACTACAAGGCATATTCCAACCACCCTTTCCCATTATTTTTTGTCCTTCTCGTCGCTTTTGTCATTGTTCTTGTAGACCCCAATCGCCGCCAACAAGCCAAAAACGCCGGAAACGATGATCTCAAGCGCCCCTTCGATTTGCTCTGGATCATCGACCTTGGCGATATTCGCGATGACCAGAGCAACAATCGGGATGAAATACCCGATGATTTTTTTCCAATCCTTCATCACCACTCACCTCCTTTCTGGACAAGATAAATAAGTGCGAATAAAAAACCTAACAGCCAAGGGGTGATAGCTGTTAGGATCGCGCTAAACCACATTTTCTTGAATTCTTTCTTCTCGGCCTCTTTTTCTTGGATCAGGACAAGCGCTTCGCTTGCCTTTTGAAACGCCTCCTCCGCCTTTTTCAAGGCGTTCCGGCTTCTCTCATCAGCTTCACTGGCCATGGACGTTTTTTCCTCCAAACGAATAATTCGTTGTTCCAGTCTGTCCAATGACGACGACACTCCATTTAGCGAGTCATAAATCTCTCGCAGTGTAATTGTCACCCCGTTTCCGTCATGTGAAATGCCCATGACTTCACCTCCTTTCATGGGATATAAGTGAATATCCGCGGGTCTTCTTGCCCGATTGTCCACATCGCCACACCTTTACAACCGTATCGCATTGTGTATTCGGCAGCTTTGATGAAACTTTCAAGGTCGCCGTTCCACGCAATCGAATAGCCTTCCGAATCGCCGACATAGAAATTGCGCAGCCATACACCTGCGTCCGCCATACGGATGCGGATGATTTTCTCTCCTTGCCAAGACGGCACGGTTACAATCGGGAGGTTTTCGTAGTCATTGGAAATCTTGATGCCTAGCCCTTCATCGGGGTCAAAGCCCGAATATACAAGATAGCCTAGCTCGTCATAGCTGTACGGCCGCGTTTCTTCAAGTGCGACATGTTCCACGCCGTCGATGATCGCCGCTACCTTCTCCATCGGCTCATACCGATCATTTGTGGCGATTTGCAGTCGATAGCACTTCACGCGACAACCGCTCGCATATACACCGTGCGCTCCCTTGTTTGGCGGCGCCGGAAACGTTTGTGTACTCGGATAGTCGATGACTTCCGTGTTCCCGACCATGCACTTGATATGATTGCCGTGCACTCGAACCTTGAATGTGTAGCGTTGTCCAAGCGTCAACGTGAGAGGTGCGGACGCTAGCACTTGGGAACTTCCTCCGCTCTCGTATTTCAAATAGAACCGTCCGGCTCGATGGTCAGCAACAAAGACATACCCTCGCCCAATTTGTCCGGCTTGATCGGCGCAAAAGCGAATGCCGTACACAGCGTTTCTGTCGTTCACGTCAGCGCGCAAATCCACTTCGATATGGGCGTTCATCTCGTATTGGCGGTTGACAATCAACTGCATCGATTGCGTCCTTGTATCGGCAAATACATGCGCTTCCTCGGTGCTTGTCGCTGCATAGGGGCGCCATGCTCCAAATGAGTATCCCCTGCTCACTGGAGTGCCGACACATCGTTGTAAATCGGGGTCGGGGTTAGAACCCGGCGGCATGTAATTTGGATCGACATGCAAGTAGTATCTCGTCTTTGCCAAGTCGGTAATGCCGCTTCGGACGTGTGGTCCGAACAGGTCTTCCCAAATGATGGCCGGACGTGGAGGACGGCGCAATAATTCGCCTGTAATCGTCATGTTCGCCGGAAAGGAGGCCTGCACTTTTGAAACGATCCCGTTTGTCACTTCTCCCCGTTTCCACGTCGGCTGCAAATTAACACGATACTCGACTTCCCCTCCCGACATGCCATGCTCAAACGCCTCGCAAACGATAAACCCTAGAATTTGCGCATCGTCTTCGCATATGCCAACCTCAATCGTGTTTGAAGTGCCAAACGAAAAGACGCCGCAGTCGTAGAAATGCCTGTCGGGATTGACGTAAAACGGATACCATTCGGGCTGATTTCCTTTTTCCCCGATGACAAAGCCCTGTCCGTTCACACTGATGGGAATTCGCGGGTTTAAATACGGGAAATAGACAACGGCGATCAGTCGATAGCTTCCCGCTTCTGGCAGGGTGAATGAGTAGTACAAGCGCCCGTCCTGCCCTTCGTTTCCTTCTGCTGGTTCGCATGTGTTCAGGTCTTTGTTGTAGTTGTAGACCGCCGAATGCGCGGAATAGCCGTAAAATGTATAGCCGGACAGTGTATCACGCGGCGTCCAAGTCGTGCCCGTTCGCGTGTTCCCCATCCGGCTCGTCACATCGTTCAATATTTTCTTGATGCCCGTGAACTTCGCTCTTTGGTGCTTCGAATAGCTTGTGATGTAGTCCTGTCCGTTGTACGTATCACGGAAAATCACGGTCTGATCGTTAAACGTCTTTAACGTTGCGAACTGCACCGCAAATCGGTCATACACATGCAAATACGTCTTTTCGTAGGATGATTCTTCATCATGGAATCCGGCATATGGAATGAACGATTGATTATACCAAACAAACTCCCCATTTTCATTTGTTTGTCCGGCGTTATGCTTGAACAATCCGTTTTGCCATTGTATAATTTGCCAATATCTGACGATTGTCCCTGTCCGCTTCTCATTCAACTGCCAACGGCGTCCATATGCGGCTGTTCCGACATACACCTTCTCTGGTTGCAGTACATTTTGGACATGATCTAACACCTGTTCGAGCCACCATAATGGGGTAGATGCTCCAGGCGCAGTATTGCCCGACGAGAAATCATAGGACATGATTTGAAACTCGTCGATAGCCTGATTTCCGTTCAAATCCCTTCCGCTAGCAACGGTTCGATAGTCTGTCCATTGATACCAATACGGCTCAAAATCGCCCGTCATCGCATGAAGGTTCACGCGCAATTCCAGCCCTAACGGAATACAAACCTCGTTTTTCACCCTTACAAGCAAATCGCGATACTTTTCCGCTTCTTGATATGAGCGACTTCGAGACGAACTTTTTTCAAAGTCCATCTCAATCCCTTTGATGCGGTTCGGGAAACGGTTCATGTAGAGTTCGGCGATTTTCCGAAGTTGTCGGATGAACGTGTCTTGTGCATTGTTCACGTTATCTAACATCGGCTCTACCCGACTTTCATTAAAACAAACCATTTGTAACGACCACTTGATACTCGGGTAGTGATCCACCAAAAATCGCAACGAATCTCTCATCCAATAGCGAATGCCGCTCTCGTCATCGGTCAAGACTGGATACGCTTCTCCGGCCTTGTAATGATAAATCGAACCGTCCGCTAATACACCGAAATCGTGAAGACCAAACGCATGTATTTTGTCGTGATGTTCTAAAAACGCGTACCAAAAGTTGCGCTGATCGCCGCCCCAATTCTTCCAAGCGTTCGGGTCAATGATTTCCCATAAGCCTGTTGAGACTTCTCTCGCGTATTGCTCAAATTCAGCGTTTGACGGCTCATTTAGCGACCAAGATAACAGCTTTATCATGGCTTGGACTTCCCTTCCTGCCATTGAATGAGTTCGACAACTCCCCAGTACCCAATGCCAACGTCTTGCATTTTCCCATTAACTAGCTTGTAAAACTCGATGCGAATCCGGTTCGAGCCATAAGGCAAGCCCATGAACAATTGACGTTTGATTTTTAACGTTCCGTTCCCGACATTCAGCAACCGGCTGGCTCGGTTTGCCGGCTGCCCATTGATAGTGGCGATGTTTTGAGAAGCCCATAGTTTGATTTCACTACCAGCCGGGCCGCCTTCAAAAAAGAACTCGCGGCTATACCGTTTATTTAACGGGTGGTCCGGTTCATCTTCATACGTCAATTCCTCGCCGGAAACGAAATCGCCATAGTTCGTTGAGATTCGTAAAAGGTCGAAATCATTCTTCGCATACAAGGTGATATCCACCGCAGTCGTAACTAATTTTTGCGAGAAATCATCTTCGTAGATATTCGGAACCACAATTGCTTCATGCCCTCGGCCGACGATGTTATAAAAGCGATTTTTCACACTAGGGAACACCCTCGGTTGATCGCCTAGGTACAAATCGCCGCCGACGGCTGTCTTGGTTTCGTCCAGCGTTCCATACTTTGGTGTAAAAAATTCGGCCGTATTTGGAATGGTGGCCGTCACTTGTTGCCCTTCTTGCAATTGGAGATCCGTTATACGAACCGTCCCTGCTTCGACGTTTTCCACGACGAATTCTATTTCGATGCTGGATACCTTTTTTCTTTGGAATTTCGATAACGTCGCTAAATAGCGCGTCCAGGATTCCTTGTTCATGCCGCATCACCCATCCAAGGACCAACGAGTCTCCGAAGGATGGCCAGCCCAAATGGTCGCGATCGTTCCCCCTTGCAACATGATATCCGTAACATTGATTTGTCCGGATTGACAGTTTTCCATGACAAATTCAACTTCGATCGCCGCAACACCGCGATCCGGATTTTTCACCTCGATCGCTTGATTTATGAGATTAAAATACATGATTACGCCTCCCCAGCTAATGAAATCCAAATCGGTTCATCTTCTGTTCCATCCGCATATTTGATGCGGATATACACCCCGACTTTTCCGGTTCCGACTTGCAAGTTTTCGGTGGCCACACGCATGCTGATGGAATACGAATCGCGATGGGACGGGTAAACGATTTGCTTGAGTGTCTTGATTTTTCCTTCTTCGGCCGTTGCCTTAAACGAGGCATTGCCGCTGTATCCGTTGACCGGATCAATCTCCCACCCGTTATTCGTCCAATAGTTGAACCCGTCATCAGCACGGGAATTCATGAGGTAGTTAAAGACGCTTAGGTTCAATAAATCCTGTCTGTCTACCGTATCCTCCGATTCCAAAACGGGTGCCGCTTCCTGAACACCCGACAGCAAATCAGACAGCGTCGGTTGTGGACGTTCAAGCTCCACTTCCGATTCCCACGGCTTTTTGATGTTGTACTTCCAACGAACAATGCGCTTTTTCTCGTTGATGCCCAATTCTTTGTCGTACACAAACACGTTATCGCCAAGGGCGAATTGTTCATGGCTTAACCCCGACAGTCTCGACAAGTCGGCGACTTTCATCACGTATGAAGCAGTCGGACGCGACAAGATGCTCAAGGCATACAAACCGCGCTCGTAAAGGTGGAACGGGTTGGTGAAACGCTCGTCTTTCACGATCAGCACTTTCTTTTTGGCCGTATATTGATGGTTTTCAATATAGGGCAATCCTTCTGGATGAGCGTCTTCAATCGTCATATTGTTCTTCCCGTACAAGTACAGCTTTGTGACAAGATTTTTCGTACTGTAGTTCACTTCGATTTCCTTCATGTTTTTCCGATAGACGATAGACGCTCCGGAATCCCTTCCTTCCGGCCGCAAGAAATCGACTGTATTGTTGCTTGTGTTGAACCACAACTCGCCCGTAAAGACGTTGGGAAGCTCTCTCAATGCTTTCAGCCGATTCGTCAATCCTTCCTCTAGCTGAAGGTTTCGGCGCTCTGTCACTTCCACACGCCCGACTGTCCACCCTGTCCCGTCCAGAATATCCGCCATGATTTGTTCCGGCGTCGCGTCCTGCCAACTCCACACTTTCATCGGCTCGGTATATTGCAAGTCGTACCACGTTGCTTCGCAATACACAACGAGTTCAAGCCGCCCTCCGGCTCTCACTTTTGAAACATCGCGAACGAAATATCGCTGATTTACGACTTCGATAATATTTTCGTTTTGAATGTACTCCCGTTTTGGATCGTTGTATGGAAGGGAAAACGTCAGCGTATCCACACTGCCAATCTCTTGTTCCAAAATCGGATCATCGGCGTTTTCCAATACGCCAAGTCGCTTCCCCTCTTGGTCATACACGACAAGCAAGGCGTTAGACAGTCGGCTATACAAGGGCTGTTGTCGTTGTGGCGGTTGGCTGTTGTATCGAATCTTGCCAAGCAGGTTATACCGCCCAACTCTCAACTGATTGTATTTCAGCACAGGCGTCACCTCACGCCACGACTAGCCAAGGCGAGCAATAGGAACTTCGTTGAAACAACGCTCCGCTTGCCGGAAACGTTGACGGCATATCCCCAAAAGGAATGTTTGTCGCCCGATAGCCGCCGTAAACTGTATGTGGGTTTGGACGTGGGGACAAATCTTGCAAGAACGTTTGGGCGTCGAATCCTACGATAGGAATGGCACTGACTTGGTTCAGTCCGTCATAATACGCTGTTGCCCCATCGTGCCTTGCAATCCAATAGAACCCCGGTTCTAACTCCAAATTAATGTCCACCATGCCCCACCCTCCGGCCGCCGGAATGGTGATGACAGGGCTTTGAAAGAGCAATTCGCTCGGCCGCAGGCCGTTATCGCGATAAATACCGATTCGCAACGATACATTCGTGCTTGCTGAATTCAGCTTCATCGCCGCCTTGTTGAATCGGGTTTTGGTTGGCAACGGAAACGGGAAAGCGTCAATCGTGTTGCCGTAAACCAATATCCGAAACGCGGGCACGTGGCTGTTCACGTTCGCCGTTCCGTCTGCATTTAACGGATTGTAATCGCGCCGAAAATGGCTGACATACGTTCCCGACAACGGATAAAAGGGCTCAACTCCCGCCGGATTATTAGCAAGCAACAGCGAATGTTGATCCACCGTCTGTTGCAACGATGGAATGCTTCCGACGCTCCCGTCTATGCTTTGACGCCATGCTGAAACGTTGGTGATATACGTGAAATCCGCCGCAATCGTATCGTTTAAATTTTGTTGCTCATGAAAGACGACAACACCGTGCGCCGGACTGATTTCGTATTCGCTCGGGTCAACTTGGGCGCCGTTCCGATAGATAATCGGCGCAGGGTTGTCGAGCCAATTTCGTATCGCCCCTTCATAAATCCGATAGCGAATGGTCGGATCATCTTGGTCAGCCACAGGCGTCAATACGTGCCCTGTCTCTTGCGCCGTCTGCATTTCCAAAACCGACTGCATTTTGTTGATGTCATGTTGCAAGCCCGAAATATGAGCTGCCAAAATGTCTTGGCTTGTTAGGTCTCGATAAGGAGTTTGCGCCATGGTTTCACCTCTTTTCTAAATCCATCGGCTTCGAGCATAGACGGTCGCTTTCTGAATGGTCGCATTTCCTTCTGTGAAAAACTCCACCTCGTTTTCCTCGATGTCCAAAAACGGAAAATCCATCGAGTCTAAATGCTGATTCGCTGATCGCTTGTTCCCGTATCCATTGACAATGTAGGACGTGACAAGTTGACTATCCAGCACAAGCGTTTCGCCCTGTTGCAACGTTCCCGAAAAACGTACGGATGTGAACGGCGTTCGTACACCAATTGAGCCGCCGCTGCATGTTCCCTGTATTTCAATCAGCGGCTCTGAATACTCGTTGCCTTTTTGGCGATTCACGACGTACACGCCCGCGCCGCTAAACTCGAACACTTCGTCCTCAATCGCATAGTAGAACGGATCGGGACAGAAAAAGTTCAGCGTCCCTTGGCCGGATCGGATCAAGTCGTCAATTTCCGTTTGATCCTGAATGATGGCGTTAATGTATTTGTCCGGCTCATCATCGAAAATGAGCGGCTTTGGCTCGCTCTTGTTCAATTTTCCGGCCAAGAAACGTTTCAATTCAAAATACGACATGTCGAGGTGTTCAAAGATAACCACCTCGACAGGAATGACGACCGACTGATGCCGCTTCTCCAAGAAATACGCGCCATGCCTTCCGGCGATAGACATGGATGCGATTTCTTGCGGCGGCATTAAGGGGCGTCCAATGTCCCGAACCAGTAGATACGGTGAAAGGTCAAACCCGTCATACGTAATCACAAGACGCTCCCCCCTATGCCGTTTGCCCTCATTTTTCCGATGCGCCGTTGACCGAGTTCACGGTCGATATAAGGCGTGACCACTCGCATAATTTCTCTGCCGTCCATCATGACAGGAACAACAATTTCTATTCTTTCGGTGCCCTGTTTTCCGCTGTTTTGCAGTTCTTCACGGATGATGCTTCGCAACATTCGTTGCGGTGCCACAATCTCGGGGTTTCCTGCTCCGGCGTCACCGACAATCGCTAGCGTCGGCTCGTCAACTACACCACCTGTTGCCAAACGCGGAATGTTCGGTATATTGAACCCAATCGAGCCGCCGCCGCGTCCGCCAATCACCGGAACCCAGTCGGGAATCTTCGGAATCGGAATGCGGACGCTGTTGATCGAGTTAATCATGCTGTTGATAAAGTCAATGACTTTGTTTACTGCGCCACGCACCGAACTAACTACGCTGTTCCATGCGCTTGATGTTGCGCTTTTCACTCCGTTCCATACGCTTGAAATGATACTGCGAATACTGTTGAACGCGCTTGAAATTCCCGAACGAATGCCGTTGATAACAGAACTGATTGCGCTTTTGATACCATTCCACACGCTCGACGTGACAGAACGGATCGCGTTCCATACTGTTGAAATCACGTTCTGAATGGCATTGAAAACAGAAGAAACCGCAGATTTAATCGCGTTCCATGCAATAGTCAAAGCCGAACGGATGGCATTCCATACCGTCGTTGTCACGGTGCTAATGACGTTCCACACGGTCGAAATCACCGTCTGAATCGCGTTGAATACTGTCGATACGGCGCTTTTAATGCCGTTCCACACGGTCGTCAACGCCGACTTGATAGCGTTCCAAACCGTGATCGATACACTCTTGATGCCTTCCCACACACTCGCAAAGAACGCACCAATCGCGCTGAACACCGTTTGTGCCACGCTTTTGATCGCATTCCACGAGTCCGTCAGAAACTTGCTGACCGAATCCCAGTTCTTCCATAGCAAAACGATGATCGCGATAAGCGCTCCGATAACGCCTATGACAATCAACACCGGCGCCGCAATCGCTCCAAAGCTGACACCAAGAACACCCATCGCCATAGTGATGGTAGACACAATCGGCGCAAGCGTCAAAAACAGTCCGGTGATAATGCCAATCACCGTGACAACCGCCGCGATGGTTGCCGCCAGCTTCGGGTTATTCGAAATCCACTCCGCTACTTTGCTGACTACATCAGCGATCCCTTGATACACCGGTGATAGGGCTGTGTTTAAATCGTTGAACGCGTTTTGCATTTGCACCATCGGATCGGCGTTCATTTGTTGTACCGTTTGGTTAAACAAGTCTTGATTCTTGTTCGCATCACCCAAGTGCTTGTTCATGTTCAGAAGCGTTTCTGCGATGTTATCGCCTTGGTCTTCCCACATTGTTCCAAAAATTGCCACTCCCAAGGCGTTTCGCTTCGTTTCATCATCGACGTTCATCAGCGCTTGGGCAACCTGTTGCATAGCCGTCCGCCCTTGTTCACCGCCTGCGGCGACAGCCTGCCCCCATGCCTGCAACTGCTTCGCGGAGATGCCTGTTCCTTGTAGCAATTCTTTAGTTGATTTATCAACGTCTTGGCCAAACTCGGCGAGACGGATACGTCCTTCTTTTAAACCCGTTCGCATTCACGTGAGTTCGCTACGCTCACGCCGTCCCTCGAAGGGACTGCTTCACGTCGCCGTGAAGACTAGACCATATCATCATCTAGGCAACAAAAAAGAGAGCCTAGATGCTCCCCGTTTCCATTTAAGAGGACTTATAGACCTTATTACGGCCACGCCCCACCCAATCGCTTGGCTGTACTCTACTCCCTGCCTTACTTGTCAGTAAGGTGCGGTTTCGATGGTCGTTACACACTGCATTTACATTTTGAACTCATAACCGTCGATATGACGGTATTTTTCTTTTTCTCTGCTGAAGTCTCTTTCAACGTTTATCACTTTGTTTCTCAACTTGTTTAGCAGGTACAAACTTATGTTGTATTTTTCAGCCACTTCATTCTTACACCCTACAAATTCAATTTCTTTTGATTTGTTATATACAATGACTTTGATTGCGCTCGGATTCTTTGATCCTGCAATTTTATGTCCATTCCCGTAGTTCGAGTTTTTCTTGCCTATCCGAGTTTTTGCTAGCTCTGAAATCTTTCTACGATGTTCCTCGCTTTTGGGTTTCCCTTTCAATGCTTCGCTTATTTTTAACCTGCGTTCCAGCGTTGCTTTTCTGCCGTATAACGGGCTTTTTTCTCCGCGTTTACCATACATAGGGTTTCTTGCGCCCGTCCGAGATAAACTCATTTTCAACCTTGTTTCTTCTGACGGTTTTCTATTGTAATTGGGATGCAAATAACCTTTTCTCCCGTACATAGAATTGAGTTTGCCCGATACAGCACCCAAACCGCCGTCATCCATGTTCGCAAGATCAAAGCCATAGACGTATCTGTATTCGTTTATAAACCATACCTCATATTGATAAGCTTCTTCGTCAGTAAGGTTATCCATCAATATAACAACAGCGCAATCTACATGATTGACAATTGCCTTAAATTTAGCGTTTCTACCCTTTTTCGTGTGGTATGCTCTGTTCCCGCATCCTTTTCCGACGTAAAAAGGTTCGTTAGTATCGAGCCTTATCCATTCGTAAACGTAGTATTTTCTTTCGCTCATAAAATCACCCTAAATGCAATACTTAACGTTACTTATATTGTATCATATTGTATTGTAAATGCAACACTTTTATTGTATTATATTGTCACATGGAGGTGATTTTATGAAAAAGCGAATTACGTTTACTTTAGATGAAAAAATCATTAAAGAATTGAAAGAGACTTCAGAAAGAACTATGATTCCTCAAGCTCGTATAGTTGAGCAAGCAATCATAGATTTTCTTAAAAAAATAGAATCCAAAATGTAAATGCTTGGCTCGGTGTTGTCTCTTCACTCATAAAGGTGAAGAGATTTTCACCGAATTAGGGGAGTTTTCTATGAGCGTCGCCGCTCATAGGGACAATGCTTTATCCAAGAGATTATCAATGTTCCACGTACCCGTCTCCACTCCTGCGGCGAAGATCGCCTGAATTTCATTCGCCTCAAATCCAGCGCGGTTCAATTGTTGGCCGTACTCGGAAATAATGTCAAGCTGTTCAGGCGGAAAGCCAACGCGCAACAGCGAATTGACAAGCCCAAGCGCTTGCTGATCCGACATTTCAAGCTCACTGCCGATTTCGTTTACCTCTTGAATCAACTCTGTAAAATCGACTCCCGAATAGGCAGCCGCGATCGCTCCGGCTCCCTCGACGATTTTCCGGTTTGCGGCGTCACTCGCATCAGCATTCAGCGCGAATTGACGGCGCACACCTTCTAGGGCGCTTTCCGCGTCAATCCCGTACGCTTTGACCGTGTTTGTTGCTTCTTTGACTGCTTGGATAGACTCGGGAGGAACGTCGAAGGAGACGCGAATTTTCGTCTCCGTGTTCACGCTCTCTAATGCTTTCCCGACAACTGCCGAAATACCTGCGCCTGTCGCCATGCCGGACAGAACGGGTTCGAAATTAATGTCTTTCAGCGATTTTTGGGTATTCTCCGCTTCATCTTGTAGTTTCTTGAGTTCGCCTCTTGCTTGCGACGTATCCACTTTCGGGGAAGGCATGGAACGGATGGTTTGAGTGAGTTCTCGGATCGCTCCTTCCAGTCGAACGACCGAAGACATGTCTGCTTGAATATCCAAATCCGGCATCGACTCAATGGCACTTTCAACCGATTGGAAGGCCTTTTCGGCGTTTCGTGTGACGCGGTTCAAAATGCCGGACACCTCGTCTACGCCGGAAATGGCAATTTGAACGACTTGATCCGCCATGCCTCATCTCCCCTTTCGTAAACGCGCCCGTGAAGGGAGTTTCCTTCTCAATTTCTCCGCTTCTTTTTGGCGCTCTTTTTGAATCTTGTTATGATGGGCGATTAATACCTCTTGTTGCAACGGCGTCATATATGGAACATCGAGTGGCGAAACGCCGCACTCTTTCACAAGAAAATAAAAATTCCTTCCTTCACGATTGAAAAAAGGAATCATCATCGCTTTCCACCGCTTCTTGCACTTGTTGCTTGTTACCGATGCCTGTGATTTCATAAATCCGTCTGGCGATTTCATCCACTAGTTTCGGTGGGAATTCGTTCTCCACAACCTGCTCTGTAATCATCGGGTCAACCGTTCCGTACGCCACGGCTTTAATGGCCGCCCGTTTCCGGCCGCGCAGGTTGGCTTTTGTGTCGAATTGAAGCGTCTGCGCCATTTTGCCTTTTAGCGTGGGCGTCCCTTTCACCGTCACACCTTCTTGCAAAAGTTCCTCGATTTCCGTCGCTTCTTTGTTGTTCAGTGGCCGAATATCCACCTCGAATTCTTCTCCGTTCCACATCACGGTCATCGTTTCTTGATAGGCTGTTCCGTTCAGTACGCCTGCGGTCAATTTCTTTGCCATTTGGTTTCCCTCCAAATTCAATTTATGTTTGTCCTTCTAAAAAACAGATGAGGATAAGCATTCCGCCTATCCTCATGCGACTGTATACGATGCCTTATTGTTCGTCAGCGACACTTGAATCGGTCCTGTGCCAGTCGATTGGTCGAACAAGGCTCGCGCCGTCACGGTTTGGACAATGCCTTCCCGACCTTCCACCGGTTGGCTCGATGCCGTATAAATCAGCCGCGGGAAAATGATGTCCAAATTGCTTCCCAAATGCAACGTGTAGCTGAATTCTTGCAACGTGTCAGTGCTCGGGCCGTCCGTGCCGCCCCAAAAGGCGATTAACTCTTGGTCGCTGTCGAATCCAAGGGCAACTTCTAACGTAACGACCATCGAACCCATAAACGCTTTCTTCGGAAAACGAGAGCCAAAGCCTTGCGCGCTCTCAATGTCCGCGCCCGTCTCCACTGTCAGCGTCAAACTGTTTACAGACGCGCTCATATCCGTTCCGTCCTTTTCGAGCGCCGCCATAGGCGCGGTGAAGACGTTGCCTTCCGTGAATTGAATGTTGGTGGCCAACGGCGCACGTTTGTCCGATGCGCCTAACGTATTGACCGTTAGCAACGCCCACTCATTCTCGATCTCCAATTCAAGCGACTCAATCACGTTGCCAAGAAAGACATGCTCCATAATGTCCTTCCCGACTTTGGCTGAAAATGAAGGCATAAGCGCGCTACGAGCCGGATAGAATGTGTGCGTATAACCAGTCGTGGCATCCCCTGTCACTTCATAGCCGCCCAACGCCCACTTCCAAAACCAGCCCGTCGCTTTGTCGTCAAGAGGCAACGTGATCGCCCCACCTGTCGAGTACACGCCTAATTGCGCCACGCGATCCAAGCCGGAAATGCCTTCGTAAATCAGCTTGTCGTCCTCGGCAGGCTCAATCGAAACACTTTCGGGGTCTAGCGTTTCCGCATATTGCGCCGCCTCCACCCCGAATTCTGTTTCCTCGCCAATCATCAAGTAGCGAGTAATTGCCATGGGTCATCACCTCACTCTTTAACGGTCTTGAGTGGTGCAGGGGTTAGGGTGGCGGCATAGTCCGTATCCGCTGTTCCGGCATCCGCGTCAAGTTTTTGCAACAAAGCGATTTGCTTGTTTCGCAACTCGTTCAGATCGTCAATCAAGTCATAAAAAATCGCTGGCAGTTGAGCAACACCAGCGCCACCTTCGCCTTTTCCGATGTGTTTTGGCACTTTCGCCATGCTATTCCCTCCGTTTCACTCGAAAATCAAATTGCACCGCAGACCAACAGACCTGCGTATTGTTGCCCATCTCATAGGCAGGGTCGACTTGCGTCGGACGAACATCCGACACAGTGCCGCCTAGCGTCCGGTCTTTCACAAGCACGTCATAGACCGTCAGCGCCAAATCATGCGCTTTCTCAAGCGCTTGTTCGGGGTCATTGGCTTTGACGAGAACGACAAAGTTGAATCGTATATCATGATCGGCTGTTTTCCCACCGACCAAGTTAGGAGCATACGGCTCGGGGACAATCCAAATCGCAGGCGTCAGTAACGTCCCGACTCTCACCTTTTCTCCGTAGACAATCCGTTTGATTTCAGCAAGTTCCGGCGCCTGCTCCAATACTTCCCGAACCTTCGCCCGAATCTCCCTGTGAATGTCCTTGAGAGGCTTGTTTTGAATCATATCAGTTTCACTTCCCTCAATGCCTGTTCAACGAAATCGTCAATTCGTCGTTCGGCTGCGGCGATAGAACGCTCAATAAAGCGTTTCGGCTTAATTCCCGGGTGTTTGACCTTTTTGGCAAAGACCACTTCACCGTTTACCTCAAATCGCAACGCTTTCGCTCGCCGCGGATAGATTTCATATGGTTCAGAACCATAGTTTTGCACAAGCGCATATTCAACGTTCGTGCCAACTGTATAGAACCGCGCGTTTCGTTTTTGCAATTTCCATGATCCGGCCAAGCGCCCGTGATCTTGCGGGGAAAACTCCATGAGGTTGCCCCACACTTCAAGCGCGGTCAGTTCGGTCGCGCGGTTTAGCGCTGCCCTCATCCGCGGAATCAACCGCCTCAAGTCTTCCATGCTGATTTCGGCATCAAACATGTTCATCACGCCTCTACATAGTCATCGGATGAAAGGAAAACGTCAATACTTCGCTTCATAAACGGCCGCAATTCTGTCCCTAAATCCTTAGTGACGTCCGATGTATTCAAAATGGATACGGCAAAGTCGTCAATTTGAATGATCGGGCTGGAACGTTGCTGTTGGGCGACCGCGACAACTTTGGCGACAGTCCGCAATAAAACGTCTTGAATCGCCAAATAGTCGTCATCCGTTTCAAGGACAGTCCGTTTGAGCCTCGCATGGATATGCGATGCAATCCGCTCAATCCATGTAGACAACAAACTGTCCAATTTCGTTTCGGGATCGCCAACGTCCGGCGGAAATCCAAAGTGATCCGCAGAAACGCCCGTCAAATCACGGACGTCCTGCGGCGTCACCACCTCGGTCACGGGTTTTTCAAACAATGGCATGGGCGATCACTCTTCTTTCAACGCTTCGAGCTTGTCGATGAGCGTGGAACGCTTCTTGCCTGCTTTCTCTTGGGACAACGCTTCGTCAACGGACAGTTTGCCTTCTTTAACCGCCTCTAGCACCTCGTCAATCGTCATGCTTTGAACGTCCAAGGCAGGTTCGGTGGGTTTGGCACTTTCGTGACGACGTTTCGTTTCGCTTTTGTCGCCTTCACTCACGATTTCCACCTCAAAATCTCGCACCGCTTTCACGGTTAGATATTCACGATTAGAAACCGTGATTTCGACAGTTTGATTAGGAGGAAACTCGACACCGAGGCGGTATCGAGCTTTCTTCCCTTTGTTCGTCACTCGTAATGTTTTCATCCCTGCTCACCTCATCAGCCGGTGTATCCTTTGCCAACGACAGCGGCGTTTTCGTCTTCAAAATGGCAGTCAACGCGCAACGTCGTGACAAAGTCCGTCCGGCGCAATTTCGGTTGGCGATCCGGTTCAATGCGAATGTCGCGATAGATGCCGTAGACAAGGTTGGCTGGATTAACAAGAAGCGCCGTTCCGGCAGGCATGTTGGCCGCATCGACAACCGCAATTCCTTTGTACGCCAATTGCGTTGCAGTCGTTTGTGCCGTGTCGCCAAGTCCCGTGCCGCGAGAACGGAGGACGTCACGGTAGGCGTCTTCAATGTCCCAATGGACGTAGAAGCGCCATTGCGAACGATCACGCAGGTATTTTTTCGGCAAGGCATGAATCATCGCGTCAAACATCGCTTCGACATTGGTCGGATCAAAGTCCGTATCGCCTTGGACAAGATTGGCCGCTTTCTTGAGCCAGCCGTCCGTTTTCGCCAAGAACGGATCGCTGCTCGCTTTGTCGCCGTTGAGGAACAGTTCTTCAAGGTCTACACCGACACGGTCAGCGATCAACTGAATCAGCGTGTCTTCAAATCCCTCACGTTCGATGTTGTCTTCGAGCGTCGAGTCAGTGATGCCGGAAATGCCAATGACTTCTACCGACTCAAGTTTGTTCGTGCTAAAATCCGGCTTCGCTTCGCCAGTCGGGGCTTCTCCTTCCGTCGCCCCTTGCAAAACTCGCGAACCGAATGCAATGCGGTCAATATCATGCGTGTGGCTCGTCATGTCAATCCGACGCGCTTCATCCAAAATGCGGGTGGCTTCGGAAACCGTCCGCACGAACAGTCGTTGTTTCGCCGGAGTCAAGCGAGATGCTCCTAAGTCATTCGTCGTGATGGCTTTTAGAGCGTTTTCTAATTTTCCGAGAAGTACATCGTTCGTGAACATATATTCAACACTCCTTTTCTAATTTTGTGTCTGACACAAATTATTTGCGTTTAAAGCCAAACGGATCGCGGTCGTATTCGTCTTGCGTTTTCGATTTTTCCGCCGCGCCGTCTTGCCCTGTCAGCCGCTTCGAAAACGGAATTTTCCGCTTGAGTTCGTCAAGCTGTTTCATGACTTGCTCGTATTTTTCTTTGTAGTTTTCATCGTCGCTCTTGGTCGCCGCTTCGTCTTGGGCGTTGCCTTCCTCTTGCTGTCCTTGTGGCTCTTGCGGCTCTTGTTGCTTTTCCGGCTCGTGATCCGATGCCGCGCCTTTCAGCGTATTCATGATCTCGGTCAGCTTATCGTTCATTGGCTTCAACGAATCGTCAATCATCTTTTGAACATCCTCGACTTTCACTTCTTCGTCACCCTCCTTCGATTTGCTTGCGCGTTCTTCTTCGGCGATCCGCAGGAGTTCGTCAATAACCTCCTTTGCGGCTTTCAGCTTCTCATAGTTCGCATCGGAAATTTTTCGCCCTGCCTTTTCGGATGGTTTTAGGCCTAGCTTTTCTTTCAACCTATCAAAAAGGCCTTTATTCGCCCGCTGTGGGCTTGTTTCTTCTTTCGAAAGGGTTACCTCTTGCCCATCATTTTCCTCGCCTCTCATGGCCGCCTGCGCCTCTACAGCGAGGTTTTGTGAAGACGACTCCTCAACAGGGACGATGTTTTCCACGATACGAACCTCTTGCAGGTCGCCGACGAATTCAACGTCTCCCTGCTCATCGATCGTGTAGCCGATTTGGAACAATCGCGTGCTTCCTGTTTTCATATCCTGAATTCGGATAATCACCGAGTCGTCAAAAATCGAGTGGACGTATGAATCGATCACGTTGCTGTCGAACGTCTGATAGACTTTTCGGCGCAACAAATCAGCAAGGTATTCATACGAGCCTTGAAGCGCCTTTTTCACCGCTTCTTCTCGATTTTCCTTGCTTTTGATCGCGATGAACTTCGCTTTTGGCACGGCAGGCTCGTCAACAAGGGAAACGGCATTGACCACCCAATCGCCGGCTTCTCGCTCTAAATCGGCGAGCGTCGTGCGTTTCGCCGCTTCTTTCGATTTCAGCGCCACTTTCGGAACACCCATAATCGAGAAGCCCGTCAGTTTCCCTTCCTTCACCGCCTGCCACACTTCCTCGTCCTGAACACGAACGCCCATCATCCAACTTCCTTTCGGCACGGTCAATTCCTCGTTAATCTTCCAATCAAACGGCAAGATGTACGATTCCACCACCTTGCCGACATTGTTCAGCGTGTGTTGCAAGTCGATGTTGCCGTACTGCTCTAAAAACTTGTGCGCCACTTCTTCGATTTTCTCGGCCGTGACGACATCCCCGTCGCTGTCCGGCTCGTCTGGAACAAGAACGGGGCCAAATACAATCCGCTTTTCCTCGTTCTTGTGCGTGACTGGCGCCGTCAGTTCATGCTTCATCCTCTCACTCCTTTCTGTTCGGAATCGTTTCAAAAAACGCGCTACGCCACGCCCTAGAATGGAATCACCCCCTTTATGGATAGTAAGGCGTGCGAATGATCGCCTCGCCTTTTTTCGGGATATACGGACGGCATCGGCATCGACAGTTGATCCATTCCTCAATGGGGCCGGATCGGTCTAGTGGATGCATCAGCCCGTTTGAGAAACGCTCATCCATCCGAACCACCTGTCCGTGCAAGGAATAATGATCGGCGCGGTCTTTTGGGTTTCTGCCCCTCACCCGACTGTCTCTGACCGTCAGCCACTGTTTATACCGGACGTTGTAATCTTGCATGGTCTGGACAATGCCGATGTTTTGCGCTCCCTGCACTTCGGTTCGTGCGATGGTCCGCAATCGATGATCTCGCAGGTCTTGGAAGTCCGCTCGCAAATCCACGGCGATGTCGTCAATCCCTTTTCCTTCTTCATATCCGCGAATCAGCGTGGCACGGAAATCGCCTTTAATCCGCCGGAATGTGTCGTCTGAAAATACATAAACGCGCTCTCGCAATTCTTCGAGAACGCGCTCGCTGAATTCAGTGAAAACCGCTTCCAAGCCCTGTTCGAGAATTTCTTCAAACGTCAATTGCCGCGCCACGACCGCACTTTCGACAGCGGCTTCGGCGATCTCTTCTTCCATGTCCGCGAAAATGGGGTCTAAAATATCCGCAATAAACGTTTCCTGTTCGAGAATCGACAGCGGGATATAGCCAAGCTCCCGCAACCGCTGAATGAACAGACTCTCAAGCCCGACTTGTAACCGGACAAGACGCTGGGCAAGGCGTTCCTCGATTTCGGAAATGCGCTCGTCCTGCTCTTTAAACGCAGGAAGCGCGCCGTGCTCAACAAGGAATGACACAAGCTCGCGATCCATTTCCAACAGCTTGCACACCTTACACATGCTTGCCGCCTTCTTTCGTAGCAATATCAATCAGTTTGGTGTGTAGCTGTTTCAGCGAATTCAGTATCGCGTTCATTTCTTGTTGTGAGGCGTCGAGCGGTTGCCCGAAAATGAAATGTCTGTCTAGGTTCGGGTCGTCAATCGGTTCCTTTCCTAGCTCGCGCAAAATCATGTTCGGACTGTACGCACCGATGTCAAATAGGAATCGCAATTCCTCAATTTTCGCTTGCGTGTCTTTCGTATCGATGTCTTTGAAACGGAAACGCCAGTCGGTGATTCCCAGCCCGACGGATAGCAATCGGTTCATCACATTTTCAAGCATGTCTTGTCTCGGCTCGATGACTGATTGCTTGTAGATTTCCGTTGACTCCCTCGCCGTTGAGCCGCCAAGCGACCCCTCGACGACAATCCCAGCGCGATAAGGCGGAACGCCATGCGCGGATAAGATTTCATCGCGATTGTCCGCCCTCAACATGCGGAAACTTGCTTCCTTCGTCTCCACGGACAACGCTTGGAACTTGATTTCAACTGGCGTGTCCGAGAAATCACCTTGCGGCTTTTGCGCCGTCACTACAAGGGTTGAATGCCGATTTTTCTTGATGTCCTGTTGAAAGTATCGTCGGATCAATTGCTTCGTTTGCTCGTCGAGTTCCGCTCCTGTCACCGTCACGACATACGCTGGAACGGCGTGATTTTCAAAGAAACTGATGTTGTACTCCGCCCGCTCCCGGTCGGAAATAATCGCGCTTAGCGCGGGCAAAATGTCCGGCAAGCCGTAATAGTCACTCCGGCTCGTATAATTGTGGACGTGAATGATTTCTGTTGCCCGTCGTTCGATCGGAATTGAACCGGCAGGCGCGATTTCGCCCGTCACGTAGTCCACGTCATTTTCAAAGCCAAACCGCTTGAACCATACTTTCTTCACACCGCGAATTTGGCAATATCGGTTCATATCCTGATGAACGCGAACCGTATGCGCCGGAATATGCTCCAGACCGACAAGCGTGCCGTCTTCGGCTCGGATGACCTCATAATATCCGTTCCCAATGGAATCGTAGTCCACCATCACGTTGTTATTGATGTCGGTCAGCGTCTTGTACGGGTTCGGGTTCTCTAAAAACTGCATGGCGATTTCGCGTTGCTGTTCGCTTGGGTTGTTTGTTTTCGCTTCAAGATACCATCCTAGCCCTGCAGTATCCCGCGCCTTCGTTTTAACCGCTCGATAATGGTATGGGTTGATTTCGAGCAATTGCGCCAGTGCTTCAAAATTGTAAAGAGGTTCGATAAGCCCCAATTCCCCATACTTGCCGTCAAAACGGTCGCTTGGGATGGCTCTCGATTCGCCTTGTTGTTTAATCGCATATCGTTCAAGTGTGCTTTCTTCGATGATCTCCCCGTCACTTAACACATACGCCTTGGCCACTGTTTTCTTCTCCATGCCGTTCCCTCCTTTCTGTTAGAAAATATCAACCTTGATCGTTCCTTTCGTTCCGGCTCGGTCGAGGTATCGCAATGCTTGGGATGTCGCGTCCACTTGGTCGTCGGTCGGTGCGTTCGGGAACGCGACCAATTCCTCGACGTAATCATGCACCCACGGCGCGATGCTCGGATGCGGAATATAGATGTTCCCAGCTTCGAATTGCGGCGATACCGCGTTCAGCCGCTCGACTTTGGTTCCATTCGGCACAACAGGCAACATGCCGCTGATCTGATGACGCAATGCATTGATGATCGCCGTCCCGTTCGCGCGGTCTTCGATAAGTTTGGCTTGCGCCTGCGGCCACTTGGACGTCAGTGAGACGATTGCACGGATCGACTCGGTGAAAGACAGCTTCGCACGGACTTGGTCAAGCAAGTACTTGTCCGCGCCTTTCCTGCCCCATACTTGACCGACGACAAACGAACCGTCGTTGGTATCCTTGAACGCAAAATCCCATGATTGAATGTATTCGTCCATTTGAGGGGCTTGTTTGTAATACTTGAACCACGAACGATGAATGATCGCGCCGCTTGGCGGCGTTGGACGCTGTTGGTAAAGCGCGTTCCATGTTCGGGAACCGACCGTCTTTTTCGTTTCTTCCGCCCACTTCTCGTCAAATCCGTACTCCGGCCATAACGGCTCGCCGATTTTTCGCCCTAGCAAGTCGTTTTCGGAATCGCAAATCGCAGGCAAGGAAACCACTGTCCACCGCTCTGGCTCGTGTTCTAAAAGCCGTCCGGCAAGGTCATCCTCATGCCATCTTGTGAGAATTAAAATAACCCGTCCGCCGGGTTGCAAACGGGTGGATAGCGTATTTTGCCACTCATTCCAAAGCATGTTTCGATACGTGAGCGAATCCGCCTCTTTGCGGTTCTTGATTGGATCGTCGATGATGAGCAAGTCCGCACCTTGCCCTGTGATCCCACCGCCAATCCCGACCGAAATCATCCCGCCGCGGTACCCTTCGACGTCCCAACTCGTCACCGAATTAACGTCTCTTGAAAGACGGATGCCAAACAATTCCTCGCCAAACAGTTCGATCTTTTGGCGGTTAGCCTTCCCGAACCGCCTTGCCAATGAATCGCCATAGGAGACTTCGATGACTCGCCTGTTTGGATTGCGCCCGATAAACCATGATGGGAACGTCTCTGTAACGGTCATGGACTTGGAATGACGCGGTGGCATGAATATCATGAGACGGTCGATTTCGCCCCGTTCCACTCTCATAAGATAATCGCAAATTAAATCCGAATGTCGGGACGGGCGATAGCGCCCAAAATGGGTGTATTCCAAATAGACCGAGTAATCTTCTTTGGCTAACTCTTTTTCGAGCGCGTCTAAATTATTCAGAATCTCGCTTATTAGCATTGCGCTTTCGGATAAGTCGCTTGATAAGCTCCCTTGCTTCTTCGTCTTCGAGAAGTTCACTGACGATGTTGTGCTCCACTCTGATTTCGTATTGCCCATGATTCGCCACCTGCCCCGAGTGGTTCAAGTCTGCCGTCAGTCGCTCTTTGCGCCCCCACCGTTCGGGGAACTTTCGCTCAAGACGCCAGGCCGCCGCCTGCCAATTTTCCTCCGCTGCCTTGCCGATAATCGCCACATCCCGTATCTCCGCTTGCGCCAACGCCTTTTCTATTGCGTTGGATAACTCAACAAACGGCGCTTCACTTTTCTTCGGTCGGGCGTTCGGGTTCTTCGCGAGACGCTCCTTCTCCCTCGCACCGCGTTTCAGCCAATCATAAAATGTTGTTTTGTTGATGCCGACATAAGCGCAAGCCGTTTCAATGTAATTACCTGCCCGAATCACTTTGACGAGTTCCTCCTGCAATTCGGGAGTAAGTTTTATTGGCCGTCCCCTTTTGTTCCTTGTCATACTCACTCACCGCCTTCAACTTTATTTTTTAATATGTGTCAGCGTGAAATAAACTCCAAATAAAAAAGCACCCTGAAGGGTACTAATTATGCAAAGACTGAAACGCATTAAACACAGCTTGCCCAATTCCATATAAAGTTTGAATAGTTCCGATATCTGCTGTAAATTCACCAATTTTCCTCATGATTTTTCTATATTTACT